CGAAAATACTAAAATCGTACTCACTGGAGATGTTGAACAGATTGATAATGTTTATGTGAATGAGACAAGCAACGGCCTAGCCCACGCTGTCGAAAAGTTTAAGCAGTTTCATCTGTCTGGACACGTTACCTTTAGAAAGGGCGAAAGATCAGAAGTAGCCACATTAGCTTCGAAGGTACTATGATTTATGTTATTTTGCAGACTTTGGCTGGTCTTATAGCAGCCTCTTTTATCGAGTGGACTGTACACAAACACATCTTGCACGAACTAGGAAAGAAGAAAGTTTCTATCTTTTCGTTTCACTGGGGACATCATCATGCAAATGCTAGAAGAAATGACTTTATCGACAAATCAATATCTGGAAGAGAAATTGTTGGTGTGTTATCTCTCTGTGTCCTCGCCATTCCAATTTGGTTCATACTTCCTTATATGTATTATGCTATGGCTGTCCATGCTGGAACTTATTATGTTCTTCACACAGTCGCACATGCATACCCAAACTTTGCAAGAAAAGCAATACCGTGGCACTATGACCACCATATGGGAAAGAATCAAAACATGAACTGGTGTGTTGTACACCCACTCGCAGATTTAATAATGGGAACAAGGAGAAAATATGAATACAAATGAAAACCCAATGCTGCATGTCGCAGTTAGAAAAGACAACCCGCTCAAGCAAATGATTGTTGATTATGTTGGCAAAAGATTTGCAACGAAGGAAGATGAAGGTGAATACTTTGTCACTGTACAAATGGTCGCTGAGACTTTGGCATCAGAGTTTCCAGAATTCCTAATGGTGATGGCGGAAGAGAACTGGATTAGAGGCTATAAGCAAGGTTTAGACGATGCGCAAATACGTGGCACAGAAACAGAAACAACTGATTGAACAACAAAGCAATTTTTATACACCGACAGGTATTCACGTCTATTTTAAAGATCAGTTGAATAACCACAGAGTTGATATAGAAAGAGTTGTCAGTAAGGTTGAAAATAGAATACCCGAACACCTCCTATCCAATGTTGAGATGATTATTATAGGTCATTTTGATGAGTTCACTGAAAGAGGTATAAACGCATTCTACAAAGACAGTGCCTTGTACATCTCACCAGATCAGGATAATGACGCTGATTTTTATGATGATGTTATTCATGAAATAGCTCACTCTGTAGAAGAAACTTATGGGGAATTTATTTACGGCGATGCAAAAATAAGAAACGAGTTCTTGAGAAAGCGAGAGCACATATATAACATTCTTTGGAAGATGGGTCACAAGGCCCATAAAAGTATGTTTATGAATGTTGAATTTGATCAAGAATTTGATGACTTTCTCCATAAGACAGTAGGGTATGACAAGCTATCAACTTTTATGGCGGGGGTGTTTATTAGCCCATATGCTGCCACAGACTTAAGAGAATATTTTGGTGTTGGATTTACCGAATTCTATTTGGATAGTAATCACAACTTCTTTAAGAAAGTGTCACCAGAATTATACAACAAGATAAAGTTGCTACAAGATCCAGAGAACCTTGACTGATCTTCTGAGCGTGCTATACTATGGGGTAAGGAGAAAATTATGCCCCATATTTCGTATTCGGAGCTAAAAGACTGGGCCTTTTGTGCTTGGTTTCACAAACTAACTAGAGTTGATAAGGTCGATAAAGGATTCGTCGGCAACGAGTATACAGCATTCGGTAACGCTGTTCATAATGTGTGTGAGAAGACCCTTCTCAAAGAGGAACACGATCCAAAGAAACTATTTCTAACTGACTTTGAGCGTATTGTGAGAAATATCCCTGGCTACGAGCCAGACGAGAAGATGGTTTCTGATATGAAAGGGCAGGGGATAGACCTCTTGCCTTTTATTGAGCCAGCCCTCAACGCGTACTTCAAAGACTTTGAGGTGCTAAATGCCGAAGAAGATTTGATGGTCCCTATCGAAGGGACTGTATACAATTTTAAGGGCTTTATTGACGGAATCGTTAAGACAGCAGACGGTAAGATTCACATCTTTGATTGGAAGACCTGTTCATGGGGCTGGAATGCACGTAAACGAGCAGATGCTATTGTGACTTACCAGCTTACTTTATACAAGCATTTTTATTGTATCAAACATGGAGTAGATCCAAAGAATGTTGAGACACATTTTGCTCTTCTCAAGAGGACTGCCAAGAAAAACAAGGCAGAGTTCTTCAGAGTTACAAGTGGGCCAAGAAAAACACAAAATGCTTTAAAATTATTGAATACGGCCCTTTACAATATAACAAATAAGCGTTATATTAAAAATCGACTCTCATGCGATAGGTGCATGTTTAAGGGCACCGAACACTGCCCATAAAGGATAAAATGAAAAAGACTAAGATTTTAACACTGAGTGATCACCCTCTCTCCCCATCAGGGGTAGGGTCTCAGACCAAGTATTTCATTGAGGCTTTGCTTAAGACTGGCCGATATGAAATTGTATCTTTTGGTGGGGCTATGAAACATAATGATTATACCCCGGTAAAGATAGATCCTTGGGGCGACTCATGGAGAATTTTCCCAGTTGATGGTTATGGAACCCCAGAGATGATCAGGTCTGTTCTTCAAAAAGAAAGGCCAGATGTCCTATGGTTTATGACAGATCCAAGATTCTACGGATGGCTATGGGAAATGGAGAACGAAATCAGATCAAAAATCCCAATGGTTTATTACCACGTTTGGGATAATTTTCCAGCACCCGAATTTAATGGAAAGTTTTATAGATCAACTGATGAAATTGTTTGTATTTCTAAGGTAACACATAAAATCTTACAAGAAGTATCGCCAGAAGTCCCTTCTCACTATCTACCTCACGCTGTTAATTCTGAAATCTTTAAATCAGCAAAAACCGAAGAAGAGAAGCAAAAAGTTATTGGACTGAGAAATCAAATACTTGCAGCCGGCAAACTTAAGAATGATAAAAGAAAGATCTATTTTTGGAACAATAGAAACGCCAGAAGAAAGCAGAGTGGTACACTAATTTGGTGGTTTAAAGAGTGGCTAGATAAGGTTGGTCACGATAAGGCTATGCTCCTTATGCATACCGATGCCAGAGACCCCCACGGACAAGATCTGCCTCATATAATAAACAAGCTTGGCCTAAACAAGGGACAGGTATTACTCTCAACCAATAAATTATCACAACAAGACTTGGCTAATCTTTACAAGGCTGCTGATTTTACAATGAACATTTCAGATGCAGAAGGGTTTGGTTTGGCGACTTTGGAATCTCTTTCTTCAGGCACGCCTATTATTGTAAACATGACAGGAGGCCTACAGGAGCAAGTTACAGATAGCAGAAACTGGTTTGGGTTCGGGATTGAGCCTGCTTCAAGAACAGTTATTGGATCTTTGCAGGTTCCTTACATCTATGAAGACAGAATTACCCAAAAAGATTTTGAAAAGGCCTTAACATCATCTTTAGAAATTAGACCAAAGACCTATAAAAAGATGGTGACACTAGGCAAGGCACATGTTAGAAATAATTATGGATTTAATAAGTTTGAAGAACGGTGGGTTGAGATTATGGATGATATAGTTGAAAAGCATGGTTCTTGGGAAAACAGAAAGGGATATAAGCGTTGGCATCTAAAGGAGATAGCATGAAGAACAAAGTTTTATTGAAAGGCCCATTACTAACCCGTAGTGGCTATGGAGAACAAGCAAGATTCGCTCTACGCTCTTTGAGAAGTAGAGAAGATCTGTTCGAGATCTATATCCAACCATTACAGTGGGGTAAGACCTCTTGGTCTGTCGAGGATAACGAGGAAAGACGGTGGATTGATCAGACAATTGAAAAGACGATAAATTACACCCAACAAGGCGGTACCTTTGATCTCTCAATACAGGTAACAATTCCTAATGAATTTCAAAAGATTGCTTCCGTTAATATTGGATATACAGCAGGCATTGAAACCACAAAAGTGGCCCATGAGTGGATTTTGAAGTGTAATGAGATGGATAAGATTATTGTTGTTTCTTCTCATTCAAAGAATGTCTTTCTGGATACTGTTTACGAGGCAGTTAATAAACAAACAGGACAAGAGGTATTACTAAAGACGAATACCCCTGTTGAATCTGTCAACTACCCCGTTAAGACATTTGAGTCCCTACCAGAAATTGAAATCAATGTTGATACAAGCTTCAACTTTCTATCGGTTGCTCAGTTCGGGCCAAGGAAGAATCTTCCCAACACTATAAGATGGTTTGTTGAAGAGTTTAGAAACGATGATGTTGGCTTAATTTTAAAGTCTAATGTTGCAAAAAACTGTCTTATGGATAGAGAGGTGCTGGAAGAACAACTCCGTACCTTGGTCAATTCTTTGGGTGAAAAAAAGTGTAAGATCTATCTCCTACACGGAGACATGACGGATGAAGAAATGCACTCGCTCTATAATCACCCTAGAATCAATGCGTTTCTAGCCCTACCCCACGGTGAGGGATTCGGTCTCCCAATCTTTGAGGCAGCTTACAGCGGCCTTCCTGTCGTCGCCACAGGCTGGTCAGGCCAGCTTGATTTCTTGGTCGATGAAGAAGGAAAGAATCGATTCTATAATGTGGCGTTTGATCTACAGGCTGTTCAAAAAGAAGTTGTCTGGGAAGGTGTTCTGATAGAGAACTCTATGTGGGCTTTCCCTAGAGAGTCTTCTGCTAGAGAACAAATGAGGCTTTGCTATAATAATGGGGTTAACAGTGCAATAGTGTGGGATAAATCCAACTTATCAGAGAGATTTTCTGCAGAAAAGATGTATGGACAGTTTGTTTCTGAAGTCCAGGGACAACAAAACATAGAGCCAAAGCTCGTAGAGGGTATAAGCTTTTGCATCTCAACCAACGCAGGTAAACCAGAGAAGACAAAAGCAGAAGTTGTATCAATCCGCAAGACCATGAAAGCGGTTGGGCTTCCTTACGAGATAATCATAGCAGGAGTCACCGAGCCATTTGCTGATATCGATGTCACTTTGGTTGATACGCCTGATGACGCAAACAATGGGCTGTTAGCTAAGCTAAGAAATAACGCAGCAGAAAAGGCCACACACGATGTATTAGTTTTTGTTGATGATGATTTCTTATTCCCCGAGAATTGGGCCTCAAGATTAGTAGAATTCTCTACTACCAATGGTTGGCAAGTCACAGCCAATAAGATTCTCCTACCAGATGGTGGTAGATTCTGGGACAGAGCCACTATGAATCCACATAAGCTTGTGAGTTATGACTATCCAAATTATTCTAAAAATCTTTATCAAACAGGAGGTTTTTGGATCATGAGAAGGGAGACATACGAGTCCTGTAAGTGGAACTCTGCGATACCAATAAACGCAGAAAAAAACGGAAAACTTAACGAAGATATAGAAATGTCTTTGCGTATGCACAATAATGGTGTTATATTGTCCTTCGATAAGGAAAATACTGTTTGGCACAACGATGACTCTTACGTTGAACTTAACCAGTTAACCCTAAAGAAAGAAATAGCAGAAAAAAATGGGTTTACTTTTTTCCCCCCTGCATCAAGAAACTTCAAAAAGGTGATAGAAAGTGTTGGTATTGGATAAAGAAAGAGAGCAATATAAAACATACCTAAAAGGTAAGACAGTTTGTCTTGTAGGCCCTGCCTCTTCAATAAAAGATCTGTCGCAAAAAGATTTGATAGATTCTTACGATGTGGTTGTAAGAATAAACAAAGCATTACCAGTACACAAAAACTTGCATGATAGTTCTGGGACTAAAACTAATGTTCTATATAATTGTTTAGATCCAGATCCTGAGTCAGGAGGACATCTACATATAGGCTACCTACAAGAAGAAATTGATTGGCTCATTTGTCCTTACCCAAGTATTCAGCCTTTCAGCAGCAATATTCAAAATTTCATTAATTGTAATATGGACAGGTTAAAGTTTTGTACTTTTGAAAAAGAGTATTATACTAAACTAGCCTCTGAGATGGGAACCAGACCAAATTCTGGTGTTCTTGCTATCCTTGATCTATTGTCATGTGATATAAAAGAATTGTATATAACTGGTATAACTTTCTTTAAAGGAGGATACGCCAAAGAATATAGATACCACAATGAAGAAAGTGTTATGGAAAGAATGAGAGCACATGGAAATCATGTACAAGCGCCTCAAATTTCATTCATGAAGACAGTATTAAAAAATGATGATAGGGTTAAAATGGACATGTTTTTAAAAGAAGCCCTCAGCGAATAATGAAGTTATTCATTCCAATTAAGCATATCTCACAGAGAGTCCCTAGAAAAAACTTTAGAAATTTTAATAACGAACCTTTATTCAAACACACTTTGTTAAAATTTTCTAAATACGATATTTTTGTTGATACCGATAGCCAAGAGGTTAAAAAAAGTATCAACACAGATGATAGACTAAAAAATGTTCATGTCATTGATCGAAAAGAATCTCTAAAAGGACATAATACTTCTGTTTGTCTATTAATAGAAGATTTCATTGTTACACACGGTATCACCGAACCAATTATTCAGTTACATGTCACTAGCCCTTTCCTGAGAGAAGAAACAGTAAAAGAAGCATATAGGATGATGGCTGGCCATGATTCAGTGGTTTCGTGTAACACCTACTATTCACGATTCTGGCGGAAAGAAAAGTATGGCTTCTGTCCTGTAAACCACAACCCTGTTGATATGCAACAAACGCAAGACTTGCCAAAATTTTATGAAGAAAACTCCGCATTTTACATATTCAACCCTTCTTCTTTCTTGTCTGTAGGCTCTAGGGTTGGTAAAAAACCATATTTCTATGAGATACAAGAACCAGAAAATCTTGATATTGATAATGAGAGTGATTGGCAAAAATGTCTAAATTACTTACAATTTTTAAAACAGAATAAAGAAGGATAATTAAGTGAAGAAATTAAAAGTCTATATTGTAACTTGGAAAAGGAATGATGTATTAAGCGAACTGCTACACAACATTTTTGAAAATAGTGATTTTGTTGAGCTTGATAATACAGAAGTCAATATTATTAACAATCATAGTGATTTTCAAATCGATCAAAAATTTGATGATAAAGTAAATGTGTTCCACAATATGACCAGAGTAGACTGGTCTACAGGGAATCTCTCCGCAGATTTTAATTTTGCCCTTGTACATGGGTTTAGAGACTTAAAAAATCCAGACTCTGAAGTAGTAGTAACGCTTCAGAACGATGCTGTCTTACATGGTAATTGGGCTAGCTGTGTTATGAACCAAATGGAAAAGTATGATTTTCTTGTTGGCTATTTAGGTGATAATATTGTTGCCTATAAGCCAAGGCATATTATAAAGACAGGCCTGTGGGATGAGAATTTTTGCACCGTTTATCATAAAGAAGCTGATTATTACATTAGGAGTTTGATTTATAATAAAGACAGGTCGTCCATCAATGATCTACTCCATAGAAGGTTGTATAATCATGATCCATCTCTTTCATTGGACTTAATAGGTAACAGAGGTTTTGTTATAAACAAAAACTGGACCTCTAGAAAAATTGAGAATGAACAACACAGAATATTAAGAAATGAACAGAATTTATGTAATCCTGCTACTGATTATTATTGGAGATGGAAATGGACAGGTACAAAAAGCGATCTGCCCATGATTAAGGGAACTTGGGATCAGCCTGGATGGCTGATTAATTGGCCAGAAGATTTTACAGATAACCTACCTTCACCCCCCAAGACGCCTCAATTTGTAAGATATCCTTTCTTTGAAAAAGATGTGGAAGATTTACCCGGCAAAGGTTATATAACTGATGGAGTTTTGACAATATGATTTTATCTTGGCAACAAATACCATCGCCTTTAGTCACTGAGATAATGTGCAATGGTTTTAACGGCGTGGTGCTTGATCTTGAACACTCATTGTTTAATAATGAGACTCTGGCATCCTGTATCCAAGTTGCCAGACTGAGCAATAAGATGTGCTTTGTTAGATTACCCACAGTTGATAAGAATCTTATTAAATGGGTTCTTGATTATGGCGTTAATGGAATCATTTTTTCTACTATTGAAAATGATTCTCAATGTAAAGATATATTTGAGTTCTCCCTGTATCCTCCTAATGGAAAAAGAGGATTAGGTCTGGTAAGACAGAATCTATGGGGTGATAAAAAACTCATACAAGATCCACCAATTCTGATTGCACAAATTGAAACCAAGCAAGCGGTTGATAATCTTGAAACAATTAAAGAACATAAATTTGATTATTTCTTAATAGGCCCTTATGACTTAAGTATGTCATTGGGTATTCCGGCAAAATTTAACGATGAAAAGTTTATATCTTATGTAAACAAGGTTAAATCACAAATACCAAGTGATAAATTAGCGGTTCATATACCAGAAAATATAGAAGAAGAGCTTGAAAAGTACCACGATTATGGGTTAAAATGTCTTGGCATGGACACAATTGCAATCAAAAATTTTAATAAAAGGAATATCTTAAATGCTTAATTTTGAAAACATTGGACAAAAGTTTATAGAGGTTGTTGGTAGTTCTCAATGGGCAGAATTACAAGAAAAGTTTAACATGTCTGATGATATTTATGTTCTAGGTCATGGTGGAAATATGGCAATCGCTGACCATGCTGCTGTTGATATCACAAGACTTTCCAATGGGACAAAAAACGCAATTTGTCCCGGTAGTTGCATTGTCACAACCTCATTGATTAATGATATTGGTTTTGATCAGTGGATGGTGTCTTGGCTTAAACAGAGAACTTCTACAAGAACCGACAGCCAAATGAAAAAGTCTCTTGTATTGGGGATTTCTTCCTCTGGAAGATCAATTGATATTATCAAAGCATTACAATGGGCCTCAGATAGAGGAATGAATGTTGCAATAATCTCCTCTAAGGACATTAACCAGGAGATTGAAGCACTTACGAAAGTACTTTTAGGTGTTGAGTTTTACCACACCTCCGAAGTGCTAACATTGCTTTTGACATATCAACTTACCCATGGCTCTGGTAGTGTTTGCCCGCCAATCAACAAGAATACACCAGAACAACTTGATAAGTTAAATTGGCAGGGCGGTAAGATTAGAGAGCACAGCTATCCAGATGAAAAGGTTAATATAGGAATCGACTTTGATGGCGTAATCCATAAGTGTTCTAAAGGCTATTATGATGGAACAATCTATGATGAGCCAGTTGAAGGGGCATTCGAAGCACTCCAAAGAATATCTTCAAAGTACACTGTCATCATTTACACAGCAAAAGCTAAGCCAGATCGAGGTCTTGTAAATGGAAAGACTGGTATCCAATTAGTTTGGGATTGGCTGAAGCAACACAACATGGATCAATTTGTTAATAAAGTTACAGCGGAAAAACCACGAGCAGTTTGCTATATTGATGATAAGGCAGTAGAATTTGTAGATTGGAATTCTTGCATTGGCAATCTGGAAAGTAAGAAAATAATCTAAAAAGGATATGGTAGTGAATAAAGTTATTTCTGTTTCTGGTCCCTCTGGAGTTGGTAAAACAACATTATCAAAAATTCTCTCTATTTGTTTGGGCCATACAAAATCATTAATAGTTTCTGGAGATGACTCTCACAAATGGGAAAGAGGGGATGAGAACTGGAAGTTCATAACTCACCTTAATCCTGAAGCCAATAATATAGAGCAAGAGGTGGCGCATTTAACAGCGTTGAAAGAGGGCGTAGAGATTAATAGAGCAATTTATAGCCACGCGTCCGGTCTTTTCTCTGAGCCTATAAAGATTTCTCCTAAAGAAAATATCATCTATGAGGGCCTGCACTCCATGTACGGGCCTTTACAACAAATTTCTGACCTGTCTTTTTACTTAGATGTTGATAGTGAATTAAAAAATGAATGGAAGATATCTAGAGATTCCAAGAAAAGAGGCTACACAATCGATCAGATTGTTAAAACAATTGAGAACAGAAAAATAGACGAGGAGCGGTTTATAAAACCACAGAAACAAGTATGTGATGTGGTCATTAGATTTAAAAAGCAAGCAGACGGACAGATAGGTTTATCATTTGATTATTCGGATCCTTCCCTAGCTTCTTTAATCAATGATATTAAGTCTTTATACTCCAAGCTAAACAGCTTTATAAAAGTTAGTAAAGAGTTAGGTAAAAACGATATTATAACTCAAAACAAAGGTGGCAATCTATCTTTCAAGTTCAAGGATGTGATAGTCATTACTGAATCTGGTTCTTCTTTTGATAAGATTAGCTACTTTGAAGGGTTTGGCTTTTATGCCTTAGATGGTAAAAGTGTTTTTGAAGGCCAGAAAAGACCATCAATGGAAATAGCCTGTCACGTCAAGATGGGTGATTGCTGCCTGCACACTCATCCACTTCATGCGTTAGCTGTCTTGTCATGCAAACAGACAAAACACATCCTTGATACAATAATTAAAGATCATGAATTAATAGGATACACAACCCCAGGGGACAAGCTGTCCCAATCCTTGAATGGACATAAAAATACATTCTTAAAAAATCATGGAATTTTTATTTCAAGAAAAACGTTAGAAGAATGCTTGCAGAGCACAATAAAGTTTGATAACTTATGTAAGAAGTATTTGCATGGCTCTGTAAAAACCAAGACATATCTCTATCCTGATGCTGTTGTCTTAGAAGAGGCTAATCTTTTGTATCATGCCTACATAAAACAACTTTTAAAAGACGCATCACTAGAGCCTGAACCACTGTCAGGCCGACTTACAGAAGAGCTTATCAGTATGGAAGCAGAAAAATATAGGAAACAAAATTAATGAAAGTATTAGTCCCAATGGCAGGAACAGGCAACAGGTTTGTACAGGCTGGCTATGAAGAGCCTAAGCCATTGATTAATGTTGGGGGAAAGAGGATAATAGAATATATTTTGGATATGTTTGATGAGAAGGATGAGATAGTATTTATTTGTAACACCACGCATCTCAACAAGACAAACATAGAAAAAGTTTTACTCTCTCTTAGACCTGATGCTAAAGTTCTTGAGATACAAAACCATAAAAAAGGCCCAATTTACACTATCATGCCATTTATTGGTTTAGTAGACGACTCAGAGCCTGTCATGGTTTGCTACTGTGATAATCCTTTTATGTGGAACAGGCAAGAGTTTGAAGCACATTTAGAAAACAATAATCTTGATGGCTGTATCTTAACTCATACAGGCTTACACCCTCACACCTTAAACTCAACAAAGATGGCTTTTCTTAAAACAGAAGGGAATCTGATGCTTGAGATTAAGGAGAAGGAATGCTACACGGATGACCCCATGAGTGAGCACGCTTCTACTGGTGCCTATTACTTCCGAACTGGCCAAATTATGAAAGATTGCTTCAAGAATTCAATCAGCAAAGATATAAACTACAACGGTGAGTATTATGTTACTTTGGCCTATAACTCTTTAGTAGAGCAGGGCTATAGAATTGGCTTCTTTGATACTGAGTTTGTGACTGTTTTTGGGACACCTGCCGAGGTTGAAAGCTTTGAGGCCTGGAAGACTATCTTAACATCTGGACAAGTAAAGAGTGAAGAAGATGCAGTCGAATGTTACAGGTACTGGAGGAAGTATCATGAAAACTAAAACCATATTTGTCGATATTGATGAGACAATTTGTTTTTATGAGAGAGAGATACCACTGGATGGCAAAAAAGACTACAACACCGCGATACCTAATCATACAAACATAGCAAAAGTAAATAAGCTCTATGAACAAGGACATATGGTGGTCTATTGGACAGCCAGAGGGAGTCGTAGTGGCATTGACTGGCATGACTTCACCAAAAAACAGCTGGATTCTTGGGGTGTTAAGTATCATAAACTACGATGCGATAAACCTTACTATGATATTTTTATAGAAGACAGAAGCAAAAGGATTGAGGAAATATAATGATTTTAATTTCACATCGAGGAAACACAGATAAGATCAATCGCGAACTTGAGAACACTAAAGATTATATTGATCATGCGATAGATAAGGGTTTTGAAGTAGAGATAGATGTATGGCTAGTAGATAACGAGCTATTTCTCGGACATGACGAACCAGAAAGGAAGGTCGAGCTTGGATGGCTGCACGCGAGGGCTGAAAAGCTTTGGATCCATACAAAAAATTCTGATGCACTAGAATTTTTCATTAGCCACTGCGACCTTAATTTTAAGTTTTTTTGGCACACTGTTGAGCCTTTTATTATTACCAGCAATGGTAAAATTTGGGCTCATGACTACGCCAACGTTAAAGATCCATCAACTTGTATTATTCCTCCACTGTCTTTAGAGCAGATTGAAAATACTGAAAATAGAAACTGGTATGCGGTCTGCACAGATTTTCCTGAAATCTACAAAAAAAGATTAACATGAAAATCTTAATAACAGGCCATAAGGGCTATATTGGTAGTAAGCTGTTTGAAAAGCTGAACGATGGGATTAACGTAGTTCACGGTATTGATCTCAAAGAAGGCAAAGATATTTTATATGATTTACCAGATACATCATATGATTATGTTTTTCATTTAGCTGCTTTCCCTAGTGTTCAAAGATCGGTTGAGCAGCCAGCAAATACATTTAGAAATAATGCATATGGCACCTCTGTGCTATTGCAATGGGCCAAAGACCATAACGTAAAAAAAGTTATATTCTCTTCATCTGCAGCCGTTTACGGTGATGGAAAAGGGGTAACTTCTCCATATGGTTTGCATAAACTCTTATCAGAAAAAGAGTGCAAGTTATATTCTTCACTTTATGGGCTTGACACTGTTTGTCTTAGATATTATAATGTTTATTCTGAAGACCAGCCTTATGGTGGTGCTTATTCGACTGCAATAAGCGCATGGATGGAGGCCATAAGACAAAGAAAGCCATTATTTATAGATGGCGATGGAACACAAACAAGAGATTTTATACATGTTAATGATATCGTTGATGCAAATATTTTTTGCATGAATTATAAATCCAGATTTAATGGCCTATATCTCGATGTTGGTACTGGCGTTTCTTGTTCTTTAAATAAAATAAAAGAAACAATAAACAGATATCATGATATTGTATGGATAGGGAGAAGAGAAAGAAAAGGCGATATTAAGCACTCTTCTTCTGATAATACAAAAATTATGTCTCTTGGCTGGAGGCCAAAAATACCCATCCAATATGGGCTAGAATTATGTTTTAAAACAAAGGAAAAAGAAAATGGAAGAAACTATTGAGAGGGCACATAAGCTATCAAACCAAGCACTTGGTTCAATTATGATGGCATTACAAGAATCACTACTAAATGAGTTGGATATTGTTCCAATTCTTCGGAGCTTTGAGCTTGTTGAAACAACTGACGGTTTAGTCGTCAGAAATCCCCCAACAGTTAGAGTATCTAACGAGAACAAGATTACTGAAAAAGATCTACTTAACATGGTGAAGTGATGCCTAGATACCCTTATGAATGTGAGTGCTGTGGCCATGCGGACGTTCATTTCCATGGCTTTTCTGATACTTTAGATTTGTGTCCTGTTTGCGGCGGGGCTACTTACAACAAGTTGGTGGGCCGTGCTTACATTCCTAAGACCTCTACTGTTGATGTGGAGGAGAAGGCCGGCACTAAAACCAAAGAGTACATAGAGGCCAACAGAGAGCTTCTAAAAGACATGAAAAAAGAAAGCAGCGAGGAAACATATGAGTCGTCTTGAAATTGTTTTAATATGTGTAAGTTTTATATCAACAATTATCAATGTAGGACTTTTTATCTACCTCAGATCCGCTCTTTCTAGACTCGTTTCCTTCTCTGAAGAGATGGAAGACTTAAGAGATATGACCGGCGCTTTTTCGGCTCATGTCTCTTCTGTTTATGGCCTTGAGTCTTTTTATGGTGACGAAACCTTACAGGGCCTTATGGATCACGCACGTTCTTACAAAGAACAACTAGACACATTTGAATATATTTATGATTTAACAAATAAGGAAGAAATAGATGAATCAAGCTCTGAAGAGGAAGCGTCGGAAGAAGACCAAGAATAACTACTTTACACAGGTCCATGAAGATGCCATTTTGGAGTATGTTGCATCACAATGCCCTAGAAGAAAGTCAGAGTTATACCAAACCCTAATCGGCCCCGCCATAGGCGAGATGGTCGATAAAATCGTTTTTACGTTTAAGTTTACAACCTTACCCAATATAGACATGCTCAGGGATGAGTGTAAGATCTGGCTTGTTACAATACTTGACAAGTACAATAAAGATAAAGGCTCTAAAGCGTTTTCTTATTTTTCAGTTATTACTAAGAACTGGTTTATACACAAGGTCAAGAAACAGCAAAAGAAAAACAAACGTGAAGTAGATTATGACAATGTAGCAAAATCAATTGAGCAAGAGTATCTATCTACACAACAAACTCTTATAGAGGACCAAATACAAAATGAGTTTTGGACAGCCTTCTACAAAGAGATACGAGGCTGGGATGTTTCCGACATGAAAGACAACGACCAGAAAGTATATAAGGCAATTATCGTTCTTTTTGAGAGCAAGGAAGACATTGAAATTTTTAATAAAAAAGCTATTTACTTGTACCTTAGAGAGTTGACCGGACTAAACACCAAACAAGTGGTCAACTCTTTAAACAAGTTTAGAGAGAAATACTCTACTTTTAAACAGGACTGGCTTGATGAGTAAAGATGTAGATAAGTTAGTAGATGAAGCTTTAGATAACATTAGAGGTGACAGGAAGCTCGCTAGAGAGTTCCTAAATGAGATAGCTACACAGATAGCCACCGACCCTCAATCGAACAGGAGCCTGTCTCCTGTGGCTGCAAAGCACATCGAAACCCTACAGCGCTCCAACGAACAGCTTGTAAAAATTATTGGGCTAAAACAAAAAGAAAGCAAAGAGCAAGGCCTTAGCCTCGCTGATAAAGATGAACTATTTGATATGATTCAGGGTAAACAAGATGCCTGATCCCAATGAGGTATATGGAACCAATAATGGATATAACTCTTTAAAAAAGGTCTTTGATTCATTTTATAATGGTGATGCTCTGGCAGAAGAATACTACGCAGTAGTACTTGAAGTTCTGCCTGCAAAGGCAACTAGAGATAAGGCTGCTGATTGGCTGTTTGGTTTGGTTGCTGGTTATGAGTATGCAACAGAATTTTTTGCAAGAGCTTTGGCCCCAGTGAATGCTGAAAGCTCTGTTTACACTCCACATGATTTTTTACTTAATCCCTGCAGCCCTACAGACTATCAAAAAATTAAAGACTCTGGTGTAACTTTGCAAAGTGTTGTCCGTAATCATACAAAGTTTGTAATTACAGGAGCTAGCGCCGACTTGTTGAAAAAAAATACGATTGTAAGAGTAAAGTTTGCTTTTACAGTTATTGAAGGAAGAAGAATACCAAATCTCAAAACTGGTATTTTTGTTTCTATAGCTACTCCAACAGAGATCAAGTCTGCACAATTGGGAATCCCTGGAGCGGTTGGTTGTGATGATGGTAAACTATCAGAATTAGTGCAAAAAGCCATCTCTACAGGAACAGTTTTAACCCCCTCGACAGGCGGTGGCGTTGGCGGCAGGGGTTATTTAAATCTTTTTCCTTATCAATTACGCCAAGCAGATAGGGTCAATTTCAATCAAATAAAGCATGTTGTCCTTCACTCATCTGCCGGACAAAACTGGCCCAGAGGCACAAACGAGTCTTTAAATAGATATCTTTTTAGCGGTGCTGATGGGAGATCTGCCTCTTGGCATTATTCTGTTGATGGTGGCGGCAATGTGGCAAATCCCATACCTGATAAAGACGTTGCATGGCATTGCCCTGGGTATAACTGGACCGGTATAGGTATTGAAATGGTTGGACACCCACATAGGGTAAACTATAGTGATAGGAGCGGAAAGCCAATGACGGTTAGAGGTACTGCTGGAGATGGATATGGTTTTATGTATAGTGAAGAAATGATAGACGCATGTACAACTCTGGTTGCCGAATTGTGTATGAAATACAATATATCTCCTGATGCAAACGGAATTATTTTGCATGAAAATGTATCTTCTGATCGTAGTGATCCTGGCGTAAAATACGGCAATTTTGATTTTGATGATTTTACATCAAGAATTCGTGCCAAGATGACAAGTGGGGCATAATTTATGGGAAAGAAAACAGATAAGAAAACATTTGCTAATACTAAAGCGCTTTTTGATAAAGAGGTATCTGAATTAAAAAAGAAATACATAACCAATAGTATAAAGCAGTGGGAAAATTCTGATAAAAGAGCCGCGCTTTCTGCAATCCCAGTAGGCCACAGAACAAGTCCACAAGTTAAAGTACATTTTAATGACCTGCCCTCTGAAACTGTCATACAAAATGAAGGCTCTTATATTGTTCTTGGCAAAGACAGGCCAAGAGGGGCTGAACCCCCAGGATACGGCGCGATCAATCCAGGCGGCAGATCGTCTACAATTGACTTAGTAGTTGGTAGACAATCATCAGCCAGGGGCGGCAAAGGCCCAAAGGACGAAACCTACACAGACAATAACTTTTTTACAGACGCTGCGAGAGTTTACATAAGCCAAATGACAGATGTTGATCTAAACTTTGGCATATCCGAAGGTATGCTAAAAAACTCAGTGGCCCGGTCAGCAGTTGCGCTTAAAGCTGATGGCATTAGAATAATTGGCAGAGAGGGCGTTAAGATTGTTACCGGAAGAGCCAATGTTGGAGCAGGTCCTAAAGGTGAGACAAACTCTTTTGGAGGCAAGCTGGAGACTGCTGCGCCAATTGAATTAATTGCTGGTAATAATGGGACAGGCCATAGAAATGTTATTGCTGGCTTATTTGGTTTGCCCAAAAGAATCAATTATCTACAACCAGCTGTTTTAGGAGAAAATACAACTGAATGCTTAAAAGAGCTGGTTGACCACGTTGATAAGATAAATGGCGCAGTGATGAATTTAGCAGCAATTTTATCTGCATATATGTCTATTGATGGTGTAGATCCCTTAAGGCCTTGGGTTCCAGCCATAGCTGGTGTTTCTGGAGTTCTAAGTCTGACTGACGTATTGGCACCGCTTTATGGAAATAAGACTGGTTTGTGGTTTTTAGAGGCAAACTATTTAGATTACTTTGGTGCTGAGTATATTGGTAGTAGAAACGTTTACCTAACATGAGAGAATAATGGCAGAATCAAAATTTTTAAAATATCAAGATGAGAACGGCGATAAGATAATAGATGAATGCGAGGTAGCTCTGCCGGCACCCGCTGAAAAGCTATGTCTTTCCTGTCGCCCCAACCCTTTTGCTCTAGTTTCATTGTGGACAGAGAGAGAAGATCAGACAGTTGAGTTTAACCAAAAGAAGTGTACTTACGAATTCAACTTTCAAACAGATCTACAAAGCACGGTTGATAGCTCCACTGGAGATGCGTCTGGTATTTTTAATGATTTAAAAGACACCATTGTTGATGCTTTTTTTGAAGCAGCAGTTAAGAAGAAAACACCAGAAGCAGTAAACCTAGTATCTGATAAGCTTCAATTTGAAACCTTCGATTTGTACGCTAGACAGATCTCATATGTTAATCTTTTACTTGCCTTACCTTTCGAAGATTACCAGCTTCTAGAAGACGATGAAATAGATGAAGAGGATGATACAGAAGACGGCCCCATCAAGGTAACCTTTGAAGGCGATGCTTTTGACACCATCTTTACTAGAGTTAGAAAAGGTCTGCATCTTTACGGAAGGTACCAGAAGCTTTTTCAATTTCAAGAAAAGGGCTTAGTTTTTGCAAGCAATGGAAAGCCTTTAGATTTAGCTGCCTATGGCGATTTTATGAGAATCGGTAGGGGCGAGGATGCCAAGCTTAAATCTGTTTTTAGGGCAGTCATAGAACACCTTAATGACAGACAGTACAGCATATCTCCTGTAACAATTGTAAGAGATAAGGTTACAAAAATTAGATTTGTATTTTCTAGCAAATACAAATTAAAAAAGATAAAAGTAAAGACACTTAAATGTAAAGAAAAGTGGATTAAACTAGGCGGGATCAAAAAGTTAAACAGAAAGCCTGTTTTCAAAGATCCTACTGCAATGGCTTATCTTGCTAATGCTAAATTCATGGAAAAAGATTTGACCGCAAGAGTCCCACTACCTTGGGTTGAATTTGTAAAAAAATACACATATCCAGAAGTTATAGCTAGACCAGAATTAAACATTGAAGGAGATGATAAGACAATCTTGTCTTGCATAGGTGAAAATCTAGCCAATGAAGCAAAGGAATTTGGTCAAGATGTTTTAGATGAAACTTTTGGCTTGTTTGAAGCCATAGGGCATTTGTTCAGAGAACAGGTTTGCTTTATGGATGACGAGCAAAGATTACAAATGATGATAAGGAATGGTTTACTACCAGAGACTGCCACAGTTGATGATTTAAACAAACTAGCTGATACAGATTATAAGCTGTTTGGCGACAAGCCCGGTGAGGGAACTTTTGATGATGGCCTATATGCAGGATTGTTAAAAATTAATCAAGAAGACGGTTTTGATGAAAAGCATTATCTTTTTAGTAATATTTGTAATATTGTCTGCGGTGATGCCAAGCCTAGTGTTTTTCAATATAATTCATTAAAAAATCTAAAAAACAATATGGATAGAATTAAGATTTGTGGTCTATTAGATTTGCTTTTGGAAGCCATCAATTGTCTACTTGGAGGTCTTAGTCTTGAAGAGGCATTATCAAAGATATGTGCTTCTGCTCTGAGAGCTATGTCGCTTGAGAATCTTGATGTTCTTTTTATTGGATTACCTCCTGAAAAACAGCAAGAAATTGCTTTAGTTGTGCAAAAAAGATTAGAATCTGGCAAGTCTCCAAATCTTGTTTTCAATGGCAACAATGTAGAAAGTGCAGATACTGTAACAGAACAAAGACAAAAAACAGGTTTGCCAAATCCACCTTGGGCAGGCACGAGCGAAAATCAAAATGAAAACGTAGAGGAAACACCTGAAGTTGATTCTTACGGCAACTTTACGCAAGGCAACGTAGAATCTAATCCTGTAGAAGAGGCGTCTCTTGCTTCAAACTATGATGTTTCAACAGCGGCTGGGTTTGATCAGGGAGATCCAAATACTGCAATAGGACTTTGGATTGAGGCCATTCTAGAAGTTTATGCAAGTGATCTTCTTGGTCTTGTTGATATTTTGAATAGATTTCCAGGGGCGCAGCTTATAGCAAACATAATTTCTCTCATAGATTGTCCTAAGCCTCCAATTATGGATCCAAATCTTTTAGATTTCCTAAACTCGCTTGAATTGCCATTCTGCAAAAACCAAAACCCAATTGTTATTCCAAGATTAATAAATCCTTTTTATGAGCTTATGCAGCTAAAAGATTATTGGTTTCTTTTAAAAATAGCAGTACAGATTGCAATCAGAAACCTGATAGACAGTCTAATCAGAATGCTATTTTGTAAAATTTGTGACATTATAAACGCAGCAGTTTGTAAAGCTCTTGAGTTAGTGGGAGATTTGGTCGAGGCAGCATTCAGTAGAGACAGCTTAAGAGATATCATGAAGGAAACCCTTTGCGGTGAAGACGCCTCAGATCAGCTTGCAGAAGAAGCACTTGCTGAGATGTTTGCACGCTATGGAGCAAGCCCAGAAGCATTGGCTGACAAAGAAAGATTCAATGATTTCTTGTCTGATCTAAGCTCAACTATGACAACATACGAGATAACTTCTGGCATGTTGGGTGATCCATCAAGAGATGGTCTAAGAACTGCCGTTGCGCTTGTTAATAACAGTTACCCTGAATACGGAGATATCTTTGGTACAGAAAGTGATATCGCTGGCTTTTTAGAGTCAATTGGAAATGTTGCTCCATTAAGTGCGAGAAGAATGCTGGCAGAAAACCTTAACTCAATAAGAGATGACAGCAGGCCCTCAAACCCTTCCCTATGTGCTACTGATGAGCAAATAGAGCAATTCTGTTCTGTAAGGGCTAGTATACTTGAGGATAGGGTAACACCAGAAGAACTAGAAGCATTATGTATCCAAGGGAGACAGCCTGTCGATCTCTCCGAATTAACAGACATTTTACAGCAAGGCATTGGTCCGATGTTGGCTAGGAACCTTCCTCCGCTTGTTTCAGAGCCTGGGTGTGATGATGGCCTCATTCCTTATGAGAGCGAACAACAGCAGAACGCCGCAGTTCAAGCTGTGACCAATGGTATTGAACAGCTAAAGGTTGACTTTACTTATGACATGATTGGTAATGGCCCATTCCAAAGAAACTGGGGTATGATTAACATGATGTTGTCCGATACAGATGGCGATCCATTAACAACCCACATTAGACAGACGAATCGAGGCCTTGGATTACGAAAAAGAAATGTAGATTTTTATTTTGATATCGGGGATGATGAGCCAGAAGAATTAGGACTAAACTTTGCCAGGAACAAGGTGCAGAGAGGTGCTTACCCACAGTATGTTGGTGAGTGGTTGTTTGACAACAAGCTTAAAGGGATTATAGATAGTGATTTGAATTGTTCTTACGAAAATGAAGCAAGGGGAAGAATTTCCCTAGGAGAAGGAGAGTATGGACAAATTGGAAACTTTAATTATTTAGATGAGCCAAACTATGGTTTTAATGTTGGTTATAAAGTAAATTACTCTGAGAATGAATATGAGATGTTTTCTAGACCAAGAAAGAAGAAAGCAAATATCAAAACAAGATTCCAAGATAACCTTAAAGGCGATTCTGAAAGCAACGCTGATTTCGGCTTTGCCTTTACTTTAAGAGGTTTTTTTCATGACAAAGAAAATTCTGATGGTGTTTTTGTAAACACTAGATTTGATTCTACAAGAGTAAAAATTGAAGAGGAAATTACTATTATTGATCTTAACCCCCTTGAAAATGACGGCAAACAAACAAACCCAGACAAAAAAACCGGAAAGTTGAAAACTAAAGGTGATGACAAATTTGATTATCTAAAATATGAGTTCTTCACACTTGAAGATACTTTCAAAGGAATTGAAGAATATGAAGATCTAGAAAGAACAATTTTAAATTATACCACTAGCGATATTTCTAAGGCACCACAGATAGCGCTATTTGAGCAAATACTCGGCTCTTCTATCTCTAAATCTGAATTTGAAGAGCTAAACAAAAAAATATATCAAGACTTAAAAAATGAAGTGTTAAATAAAGATAATAAAGGCTTTAGATACGGAGCTAAGTTTCAAGGCTTAATGTATGAGCAAACTGAGTATGGTGTAGACAATAATGGTACTTTTGTAGAATATGTAAAATATGCAAAAACAAATGACATCACCAACGAAGACAGAATCTTGGGCATGAGCAGGATGCAGTTTGAAGAAGAAAACAACGATGGCCCTAAAAATAGAGTATTTTATCTAGATCCCACATTATATGGCGGTTCTTATTTAAATCCAAAAATTTACATAGCGCCCGAAGTAAATGAGGGTTGGCTTGGATTAGTTGATGTTATGTTTCCTGAAGTGTCTCCCTGTAAGCCATATAGGGTTGACATAGTTGATTTTGATAAAATTGAACAAGAGGTACAAAGAGACTACTCCAACACGCCGGAGGACAAGAGATTATTCTCCGACCCAGATTGTGTAATAGAGAAGCCATTCGATAGAATTCTTGAGAGAGTCAGCAAAGTTGGTATCGCTACGGCGATAAAATCTGCTTGTATGATTTATGCATCTGTTAATATTATTAAAACATTGCCGCTATTTTCAAAAATCAAGCCAGATTTTGATAACAACATTAGTGATATATATTCTCAATTTATCGTTGAACAAATGGAAGAATCAATGAAAGATGCTGGTGGTAACTTTTTATCTTCATTTAAAGAGTCTGAATTTTGGTATTCTTTCCTAGAACAGTCAGTTCAGTACTACAATACGCTTGAAGAAGAGGGAAAGATCATCAACCCCCCAGAATATATTATTAGTATTCTGAAAAAATTAAGAAACGCACAAAAAGAATATGAATATCCACAAAGAGAAGATTTAAAATCTGAAGAGGCAAAAGACACTGTTAATACACTTGGATTTTTAGGCTTAAAAGAATACAGGTTTAGAAAAAATCTTGAACTAGTCAAAGACTACGAAGATGACTGTAAGATAGTATTGAAAGAACTTGTAAAACAAGAAGTTAAAGAAATGGCTGATATATTTTTAGAAAACGCCAAAAAAGTAAAGCTAATCAATAGAAAAAATTATATTCACCATATGGGATACTATTTCTTACAAGAAGTATGTGAAGGTAACACTCTTGATCTCCAAAAAGACATAGAACTAGAGATTATCGACATTGAAACCTTAACCGGCAGTGGTATGTACACTGATGGTAATCAATTCAGTATTGCTTCCAATGGTGAAGAATATATTGGGTATTATCATTCTCATACCGACGAAGAGGGTGATATCATCTTTATGGTTGGTGAGGAACACTCTGATGAGCCTCACGAGGCCCTGCTCCCTCTTGCTGATATGACCAGACTAGATATTGGAGATGTGCCAGAGTATTCTCAAAGATCTGGTGGTGGATTTAAAGTTGTTAAATATCTAAGAGAAAATCAAAGCAAGATAGACACAACTGAAATTTATAGAATTATAAATGACAATACAGGCAACCCTGAAGCGAATATATCTGATATTTACCCCGGTACACTTAGAATTGTATCCTCTGACACCCCTATGGGAAGAACACTTGAACCTAACGCAGCTGGTACCGTTGTTACGGGCCTCCGAGGCGAATTAGGACTACGTTATGGCCTTGCTTTAATGTATAATGGGACAGAAGTAGCAAACGCCGAAGTAGATCTGCTTGATTTGCCTATTGCTCAAGCTCAACCAATGTCATCACAATCTGGAGGGCAACTAACTCCAATTGGCACAAAAATTCTTAAGTGTCTTTTAGATAAATTGATTAATGATACCAAGTTTAAAATTATAACTGAATACATCTTTCCAATGAAGAAACACGCGGCCCTTTTAGGAATTTATATAAATTACGCTATGCTACCTTCTATTGGAGAAGTCACAGTAGATCACAGAAACGATGATGTGACACAAAAACCAGGAATGTTTCTTGAGCCTGATGTTATCGATAACACTGATGCTGTTGAAGCATGGGAAAAAGAAAAAGAGGATCTAGAGAATAGAATTGAGGATGAAGTACTTATAAATGAAAATACTGGAGAAATAAGAGACTGGGGCGACGATACGAGCTTCAATGATTCAATATGGAGCACCCTCAATATTTTCCAACAAATTGCTTATGTTAATCAGCAAGGCTATTCTTTGTTTGACAGACCTCCTACTAGAATAGTGAGTTTAAAAGAAGGTAAGGGCGCAAAAGGCTGGACAACATATAGTCGCAGATCTGGTTTTGCACAACCCAGTCTTTTCTACTTAAAGTGGGACGAGTGGGATCAAGAAACTCTTCAAAGAACTAGAAGAAGATTAAAGAGAATTTTCAAGCAGTATTATCACAATAGAGATTTCAAAGCAGGAGAATACCCTGATGATGCGAAGCCAGGAAGAGCAGTCATTCAAGAATTAAGAGAAAAGATCAAGCCGGCCCCTGGAGTCAGAGGTATACCTTGGTGGAGAAAGAGGGCGTCTAACCCACTTAACGGCAAGAACAAAGTTTGTAAGAATAGGAATTAAAATACATGTCATCATTAACATTAAGAATACCGATAGAAAAAGACCCAGTTGATGGTTTTCAGACTATCAAAAGCTTTAATGACCTTGTGAAGCAAAACTTAAAAATGCTCATCCTTACAAACCCTGGAGAGCGAATAATGGAACCAACATATGGTGTTGGAGCAAGAGCTTATTTATTTAATAATTTTGATGATGGTACAATTATCGCGTTAAAGACAAAAATTACTGAACAAGCAGGGTTCTACCTGCCTGGGGTTTCAATATTAAATATTGTCACCACAGGCACCAATGTTGATGCCGGCACTATTAAGTTGTCAATTCAGTATTCAATACCACAATTAGGCGTAAGTGATTCTATCGATGTGACTATTTAAATCAGGTAATTTAATATGTCGCGTAAAAAAAGTAAAGTTTCTGTAAACTACACAAGCAAAGATTTTGATTCAATCAGAGATGATCTTGTCAGATTGGCCGAAAGGTTTTACCCTGACTCATTTTTAGATTTTAGTGAAAACTCTATTGGTGCTATGATGATTGACTCTGTTGCTTATGTTGGCGATCAGTTATCTTTCTACATTGATTATAATGTAAATGAATCATTTCTAGATACTGCAGTTCAGCCTACAAATATAGTTAGACAGGCAGCTATCCTTGGCTATAGGCAACCAGCCCAACAAAGCACCTATGGCGCAGTCGCCATATACATTTTGGTGCCCGCTACAACCACAGGTTTAGGACCAGATAGAAACTATCTACCAATCTTAAAAAGAGGCACAAGATTTTCTTCTGAGGGAGGCCAGCAGTTTGTTCTTTATGAAAATGTTGATTTCTCTGATCCTTCTAACTTGGTTGTCATAGGTAACATAAACGACTCTGGAACACCGACTCAATATGCCATTAGGGCGTATGGAAAGGTTGTTTCTGGTTTCTATAATCAGGGGGCACTATCAGTAGGGGCCTTTGAAAGGTTTAAGACTGTTACCATAAGACAATCTAATATTGCTGAAATAATTTCTGTTATTGATAGTGAAGGTAATGAATATTTTGAAGTTGAAAATCTATCTCAAGATGTCGTTTTTAAAGAAATAGCCAACTCTAACTACAAAAATGACAATGTTCCTTCTATCTTAAAGCCTATGATTGTTAATAGAAAATTTGTCGTAGAGTATAGAGGTGATTCAACAATTTTACAATTTGGCAGTGGAGATGTAGAAGTAGATTCAGAAATCGCAGAGCCCGAAAACGTAGCCTTTGATATCTACGGGAAGTCTTATGTAAGTTCTTTCTCGTTCGATCCAACAGTGCTATCGAAAAACTCCAGTACAGGAGTTGTGCCGCAAAATACAACGCTTTTTGTAACATATAGAATCAATAATCCTTCAAATAGTAATGTGTCGGCCAAATCGTTAAACTCGGTTACGTCCGCAATATTGTCTTTTGAAGATGAAACAGTGTTGTTACCAAACAAAGTCGAACAACTCAGAACCTCTATAGAGGTAGAAAACGAGGAGCCAATTGTTGGTGCT